CATTTTTCGAGTATGTCACTGTTGGTATTGCTGAATTCAAAATATTTTCTTGAATAGCTACTTAAGGGCTAATTTTAAGAAAAAATAACTTATTATCACAGAGAAATGTAATTAAACTTCGATAGGGTTTTATATCTTCTCAACGTTTACTTTGGATAGAGATAAATGTAATTTTAAGAGAATTATTCCTTGGGTATTAAAAGAAAATGAACTTATTTAACCAATCTAAGATTATTCTTAAGCGGAGTAAAGACTTAATTCCAGCATGTTTTCTACTTCTTTTTTCAGCAAATTCTATGGGTGTTTATGCAGAAACTGATGAACAATTAATGCAATCTGGACAATGGCGTGATCCTGAAACAGGTTTGATATGGATGCGCTGTTCAATTGGGCAATCATGGACAGGCTCAACTTGTAAGGGTGATCCTTTGGAATTTAACAAATGGGAGGATGCACAAGATTATCTTGATCAAATGAATAAAAATGGTGGATTTGAAAGTAAAAATAACTGGCGTGTTCCCAAAATAAAAGAATTAATAACAATTCGTAAATGTAGTACTGGCTGGAGGAAAATAGGACAAATACAATTACCAGAACAAGAGCGGAGACAATATGGACAAGATCATGAACTTGAAATGAAAAAATTACCTTATGGGCAAAAGGTTCCAAAAATATGTGCTGATGGGTCAACTAGACCTACTTTAGATACTAATATTTTTCCTAATACACCACCTGATGGTAAATACTGGTCAAGTTCATTATCCCCATGGAAACCTATAGGCTACAAATATAAGGCATGGAGTGTCAACTTTAAGACTGGTTTTTTTGCACGGACCATTAACTACATAGACAACCGTAGTTTTTCTAGAGCGGTTCGAAATAGTAAATAGAAGTACAGCAATTAATTTTAACTTTTAATTACTGCTGTTGTATTATTAACAATCAAAGAATTTAGATACAAAAATGAGAGCTAATTATGAAAAAAATATGTTTTATCACTTCATTAATCGTAGTTCTATCAGGATGTAGTAACTATGTATTACCGAATGGCGAACAACTTGGTAGTAAACGATGGGAGGAAATAAGTGATAGAATGAATAAAAAAGTAGGTCTTTCTGAGCAAGAACTTATTAGTCAATGGGGCGTACCAAATGGTAACTATACCCTTTCAAATGGTTCAAAAATTATATCTTATGATGTATATAATTCTAGAAAAGATAGTTATTGTGAAGCAAAATTTTTAATTGAAAGGGGGAAAGTAACAAAATGGGGACATTCTGGTAATAAGGCTTGTGGGCTAGGGTCAGCTTCACCTTCAAAATTAATTCCAAAGACTCCTCTTCCTAAACCTACTTTATGAAATTAATTTACTTAATGCTACTTCTCTTGATTAATCCTTATTAAATAGAAGCCCTCACTCCGAGGGCCATGCTTCCCTCAATCTTTCCGCATCAGCTGCATGTCCATCAGCTTTTTCTGCCACTGCTCGATATGCAGTGATGCATTTTTCGAGTATGTCACTGTTGGTATTGGTGCATTCATGGCTGGTATTTTTCTGGTCTTAATTGGAGTTATGGGCAAGGAATAATTAAGGTAGATAAAAGTCTCGAATCAACAAGTACCTACTTAATTAAATTAATTTAAGTTTTACTTAAAAAATTTATAATATTTGTTAAAAAATCAAACATTTAATTTATCATTTAAAGATGTTATCTTTGTTCCTAATATTTACTTAAAAATCAATGTTGCAGAATCTTATGTTTAAAGAAGGAAAAATTACAACCTATAATGAGAATAAAGGTTATGGTTTCATCCAACTTGAAGATCATGAGAAAGATTTATTTTTTCATATTAGTGATTTTCCACACAAGCAATTCCCTCCTAAAATTGGAGAAAGATTAAAATTTCGTATCGTTAGTGAAAACGGAAGAATAAAAGCAGAAAATATTATACGTTTAGATTTTAAGATCGAAGAGAAACAAAGTCCAAGCTATAGTAAACGTCAAACTCGGTCACAATATAATAAGAGAAAACCACAAGAAAAGAGTTTTAATTTACTTGAAATTTTTATTGGTGTATTTATATTCTCCGTATTTCTAGCTGTTTTAATACCCTTTTTATCAGGAATATATAAAAGAGAGACCTTAAAAAGACAACCCGTTGAACTTGTTGAAAGAACCTCATCTACTATAACTAATTCAGTTCCACAATATCGTTGTGATGGACGAGTATACTGTAGTGAAATGAAATCATATGAGGAGGCAGTATTTTTTATAAATAATTGCCCAGGAACAAAAATGGATGGTGATGGAGATGGAATCCCATGCGAAAGTCAATTCTGATAGATCCCCATAAAATTTAATTATAATTAAGTTGTAAAAAGCCCTCTAAAGGGCTTTCACGCAAATACCCACACTCACATTTGTATTAATCGTTTGGGCATTGCAACCTGATAGAGATACGCAAACCAATAGACTAATTATCTTCAGCTGCATATTTTAAATTCTCTGCAACTCGATTTGTCCACCCTTTCCCAAATTTTGACCATGTTGGAAGTGATGTGTAAAAACGTAAGCGCTCAGATGCTAATAAAATCAAAACATCATTTACTGGCATGGCTTTTACTGCATCAATTGTTTTAGGTCCAATAATTCCATCATCTGGAACACCAACTGCTTGTTGCAATTCTTTAACTGCTCGGCTTTTCCCTGCATTTACAGCGAAGTCCCACAATTGAAAAACAATTGCCGGGTGAAGCTGATCAGCCCCTAATTTATCCCACCAATCTTTTTTATAGATTTCTTTGGCTTGTTCAATGGTAAGATTTTTAATGTCTAAATTTGGGTATGTATTGGCAGCAATACCGTATTTAGTGCCTTTAAAAATCCCCTTTCCAACTTTTCCACCCGTCCAATTACCAGGATCATTTTGATCTGTAGAATAACCACCTTCATGACCAATTAAACGCTCAAATGCTTTTTCAAAATTCATTTAAATATCGCTCCAAATGCCTGCTTAATTTCTGTGATGATTTCATTAAAAGATTTGCCTTTAAGTAGCTGCACTGACTGGTAAGCAATACCAATACAAAGCATTCCAAAAATGGCAAAAATTAACATGACAAATCCCTGTGCCATGTGCGTGTAATGCGTTAAGTCGTAATATTCAATAAAAGCAGATCCACCATATAAGCTAATGGCCACACTAAATGTGAACTTCATAATGACACCCATGGTGATTTTGATACGCCCTTGTGTGTCGATATCCCCCGATAATGTAAGAGCAAAAATAGCCCCAATTACCGCAGCCATAATTTTAAAAAGCCATGGTAAGCCTTTAATTGAAATCGGATCGTTCAATGTATTTCCCCTAATTTTTGGCAATAAAAAAGCACCCGGTCGGGTGCTTGTATTTGGTTAATTTCATACTTCTATCTGAACCACAGTGCCCTGCGGTGCAGATCTTTTGATTTCATTATTTGAGATAAAAACCTTTGTGCCGATTGCATAGCGTGTATTGCTCGTACACAGAACCAAACCACTCCCATCGATCACTAAAACCTTATATTTGGGATGATCCACATGGGTGATGGTCCCAATAAATTCAGGTGATTTAGGTAGCAAATTTAGTAAACGTTTTAATGCATTACTCATCTCGATTCACCCGTTCAACCTTAATTGCTTGATTGGTAACGGCATGAGTAAATGAGACAGAAATAGCATCAACAATGCCCCACCAACTTCCATTAAAACCAATCAATTCACCTGGCGAACATTCACCGATTTCAGCACTATTAGGCATCGCAATACTGTGTGTTTCAACCATGCCCGCTTTAGCTAACTCAGCTTTCCCAAACGCCCCCATACTATCCACTGTAAACAATGGGTTATTCACTGTTTCAAGCAATATATCTGCTGCAGTGCCTGAACGTTTAACTTGCCCAGTATTTCCATTTCGATCATTACTCAATGTAATACCGTTATAGTCTGGATAGAGCTCATAGTCAGTCGATAAATCAGTGACTATACTTTCGGGAATTAAGCGATCGTAATCATTCAAAATCACGTTATCCCAAAAGGTTTTTTTGTACTTCGGTTTAATTGTGAGCTTATTACCGGCTTTCTCACTGTATACAAAACCTCCTGCACTTTCTGCCAACATTTTAACGACGGCAATAGGCGTTTGATTGGAATAACTTAAACTGTTGATTGGAACAATCCAACCCAGTGCATCAACCAGTTTCCAATTCAGTTCTGCTTGATTATTCACACGATCTAACTCAGCTTGCGCTAACTGTACTGAGGTTCTTTCATTCTCCTGTAAATAGGTTCTTGTGGGGGCGTATGGCGCATCGAGTAATGCAGATTGACTACGCCCAGATAAGGTATAAGTTATATAGCCAAATTTTTGAGATCTGCTGCGGTTTTCAAGTAACATGTGATGTTCATGACCATTCACCATAATTTTTAAAATCACAGGTTGAGCATTGACTGGTTCAAGTTTACTGATTTCACTATTTGAAACGGTCAAGCTATACGACCAACACCATCGACTGCGATCGCTACTATAATTCCCATCCAGTACGTTGATATTTTCGCCATTATCTAACCGTGTTACAGATAATTCATTCACGATGTACCACCAATTCTTATTGCTGATTTCAGGAATTTGCGGTTTCTGAGGATCAGGTAGACATTTATCAGGTTCAAAATTTAAATGAGCGTTAAGGCGATCAACTTCATCAGTGGTGCAGCAGAAATTGAGCCTTATATTTTTCTTATTCCAGCCCTCTGGTGTAATTTCTTCAGGCTTTGACCAAGGCTGAATTGCATGTTTTCGGTAATGAATTGATTTCGCTTTTTCCCAGGGAATAGCGTCTGTTGTTATGAACTCTAAGCCTTGATCAGCAATGAATTGATAACGCTTTTCAAACACATGAGCGACTTCATGTGAGTATTGAATAATTTTGTTCTTCCGAACCAATTCGACCCAATCAAAAATTGCATGAATCTTGAGTTTTTTAGATTCTTCAAAAACTAAATTCTGAGTAATGAAAGCTAATTTATTTTCTTGCCAAACAAAGCCCGTTATTCCTCTGAGAGTTAATGTCTGTTCATATACAGCGCGTACAGCTCTATGTAGATTCAAGCCTTTTTCAAAGCAATTAAACGGCTGAATACTTTGAGTTATACCGGATTCAAACTGAAGCCCATTTTGCTGCGTGCGAATATAAGGATCTGACCAAGCTAAACCAATTGAATCACTTAATACTCTTGCCGGACACTGAAATGGATATAGACTCTCACCAAATACGCCTCGATTAAAATTAATATCAAAACGTGCATTCGATTCAGATTTAAAATTGGTTTGTATGGTGCTTTCTAGACTACAAAAGCGATCAATGATGACCGCATTTATTGCAGCTTTGAATGCAGTGTTTACATTACTATCAATCGTTGAAGCATCACCCACTACGCCTGTAATATAGCTCTCTATCCGTGTTGCTATGACCGAAGAAAGCGCATTATAGTCATAAATATGAGCTTGCATTTTGGAAACGAAAGCTGTGCTTATAACGGCTTCTAGTGTTGCTGTTTCTGCATTCTCAGCCCCGAAATTTAATGCTGTGGATCCTGTCGCAAGATCTTTAAACTTTAGGTCAACATGGTGAATCTTGGGAGGCGTATAGTTAGACACATGCTCACCTCTTAAACGTTCGGCTTAAACACAATCGAGTTCAGCATCAGTGTACTACCTTGAATTAATCCCGGATTATTCAAGCTAATATCCGTACCCACTTCAAAATCAGCAACAGCTTTCCCTGCACCGTTGAATAAACGTGCCCATATCGCTGTGCCATTTTTAACGACTAAGGAGGCATCAGTTTGATGAAGCTCAATGCTGTCAGTATTCATTTTTTTAAAGCAAGGCTTAGGCAAAGTTAGAATAACCAAACGAGTTGTATTATCTGCAGCAATATCTAAAGACTCAGGTTTTGCACTACTAAAAAAAACAAAGGTAGCATTTGCGCTACCTTGATCGATGTAAGTTGCCAATGCTTGCAATTGTGCAAGACTCGCTGCTATAGATGGGATAATCATCAGCTCACCTTATCCTGTACTGCAATGTTATATTCACCTGCTGGATCTACAGCCAAGACATAACTTTTAGAATCACTCTGACCAAAGAGTAAATACGAACCGTCATTTTTAGAATGTGCTCGACTTAACAACTCACCCGTAATTCGATTATAAGCACGTACTGGACAAGCAATTGGAACGTTTAATTTCGTGGTTATCCCTTTAATTAAAATGTTTGCTTTATGTGCCAATGCTTTGGGTAAATACTTTCCATTCAAGATTTTAAAAGCAGGTCTTGAACCAACTTGACTAAAATCACTTTCTCCAAACAGAATTTTCATGCCTTAACCTCCATCGTAAATGGTGAAAAATAACATCCCCAAAACACTGTTTGTATCTGAACGAAATCGACATCCGATATATGCTTTATTTGGTTCAGTAAAAATCGTGTAATTCGCAGTAGCAGTCGCATCATTCACACAGGCTTGTACCAATGGTAAAGCATCAATAATGTAACCGTCAGGATCTGCAAAATACAAAGGTGATAAGATATAACCTTCAGTTGGATCTGATTTAATTAAATTTGATGCAGCACCCGAAATAACATTACCAAAACCACTAATTAATCGGCTAAATCTGGTGTTAATCATAGCCCTTGAATATCCTGTCATTGCTGCAACTTCTACTCTGCCGGTATTAGAGAGTGAAGTTCCAGTAATCATATAATCACCACTACCATTCCATTGGTTTACTGCGCTTAAAAATGGTTTTGAAAGCCCCTTATGTTGCACTACACCAAAACCATAAGGGGTTTCTAGAATAGTGTTTATTGTTGAGCTATTGATTATATAAAAGCTGTCTTTTGTACCAATCAATACCCATGGTCGAGTACCATTTGTTGGGCTTGTTGATTCATAAACGTACTGTGAAGTTGTAGCTTGATCCGATGAAGCATATCGCCATTTAAACCATCCATTATTATTTGCGTCACCTATCCAGTTTCGACTGGGTTTTGTTGGATCAAATGGGGCTTGATTGCCAGTTAAATCATCAATCCCACTGCACGAATCTAAGATCCCAACCTTGGCAAATTTTGCATAATTGGTGTTATAAGCAGGATCTAAACTATTATCTACCCTTAGAAAAAAAGGATTTGCTGTTCTATCTTTTGCGCTATAGACCGCCTTTTGTGTGCCTGAAAATGCCTTAGTCCATCCCAAAGATGCTAATTTGCAAGAGATCGTACCTGTAGCAATCGTATCGGGTGAATTAATGACAAATTCAATCGTATTAGAGGTCACACCTAAAACCTTATGTTCGCCATTAAATATGGCTTGTTCCGCATTGGAAATCTCAACGACTTGGAATTGTTGTAGGTTATGACTTGTACCAAAAGTTGCCGTTGCTACTCCATCTTTTACAACCAGTGTTGAAACCAATTGAGAGCCCATGCCTGTGACCAGACAAGCATCGAGCACATCGATCATACATCCCCATGAATTTGAGAGCTGAGGGGCGTTTGTATTTCCAAAACTAAACCACTTAATATCTGTATTCGACATTTCTTTTACTCATAAAAAAACCGCTTTAGGCGGTTATTATTAATTAATAGGATTTATAAAATTCGGTCTATATCACCACGTAGCATGATTTGAAATTGATCTGTAAGCTCAGTGGGTTCAGACTGTTTTACCGTACGAATTACCCAAACTGGATGCATTGCTGCATGGGTATCAAAAAAGATTACATTACCATTCGCCCAACCAGTTCCCCATCCTTCTTTTTTAATCTTGAAGTAAGGTACACCTGTAACCGGGTTAATCGGTGCATTGTCGCTGTTGATGTTGCCTGTTCCGATTTGACCTGAATACTGGCCAATAATTCTAAAGTTTGTATTATCTGTGAAAACGAGAGCCCAACGTTCTTGAATTGCACCCTTATTGGTCATCACTATTGGATAAAGCGCATCGTTATAACGTGCTGAAATAGGTGCGCCTGTCGGCTCATCAACCCATACATTGCTCCACGTACCTTGTGAGAACATATTTGAATATCGTGCATACATATCACCTACAACCAATGCAGATCCCACAATTGTATTTTCAGCTTCATAATTGTGTGTTAAAGGTTTGGTAAACGTGACCTGTCCACTGATTTGAACATCACGAATTAACCCCATATCCTGATAACGATATTCAATGCTTAACGGTGGAATCAAAGCATTGATGGCGAAATCCCCATTTAACGTGACCTCTCCGTAATCGTAGTCAACAACATACATATCGAAGGGAACTTTCACGCCTTTACTGTCTTGAAGCTCACACCAGGAAATACGCTTATCAACTAAAAGATAGGTTTTGCCTGCAATATGATCAGGCATCACCATAGATTTGGCTGCACTGACAATACCAATATCACCAACACGGAAGATAGGAACACGGCCATTCGGCGGTAAGCGTGTAGCAGATAGCCCCAAAATCGAAGCATCAAGCGGAATATAAGTATAAGCCACGGCATTATATTTAACCGAGTCAGGAACAACCCACACAGGCACATTAATGTACTTTTTGTTCAGCTCTTCATATTCTAAAAGTACGTCATACCAGTCTTTTGCTTCAATTTCTGGTCTATTTGCTTCAGTAATTTCGGTTTTGGTATAAAAATCAATATCTACAAAACCAGTTTCATAATTCACTGAACCATGCGCTTTTGCTGTATCCACTTTGCCCAGTTCATCAAACTGGATGGTTAAAGCACCAAATTCAACCGTACTTAATACCACTGTTACTGACGATGGACGAATGGGAATGACAGGAATTCTAAAACTGATATGGTTTAATTCGATTGCATCAGTAGTCGTGGTCAATGATTGTAATGAAATAGTATTGCTGCTAGATGGCGTCCACGAATCAATTTCAATCTCACCCGTTCCATAATTCACCGATCCCGAACTGATACCAATATTTGTTTTGCTGTTTATGTTTCTGAACATCACGCCATTTCGATCCACATAAACATCTTCACCCAGTTTAAAACGCACTGAATTGGTCAATACCTGTTCGCTATACTGAGGCGTTAAATCAACTTTCAGCTTATCAGCAATAATTTGTTTTTCGTTAGGATTTAATTCTGGTGAATCTCGATACTTAATCATAATATTGGTCGGATAATATGATTTTAAGAGCTTTTTTTCCGACTGAATAGATTCTGTTTGTGGAGAATAGTAGCCCATTATTTGCTCCATGACTCAAAGACTTGATAGGTTTTTTGATATATCAATACTTCTAAAAATGGCTTAATTAGTACAGCACCAGTTATATAGTTGATGGTCCCGTGGGTGTTGCCTAACTTGTCATTCAAATTTCCCGTTGTGTCATTAATTTTTGAATCGGTTAAAACCAATTCTCCCCAATGCTGATTAAGTTGATCCTGTAGCTCCATTTTTAACTCAATACTGCCTGCTTGAAGCGCATTGCCCGTTCCTACATTAAAACTTAACTCCTGACCCGTTGATGGCGAAGTGATTAAGCTTTGATTTAGAGGGAAACCACTGTTGTAATTGATGGTAAACACTGTACCTTTTTGTGGTAACTGATTTGGAATGAATCTTCCCACGCCAGTAGCATAATTAATCTGTCCGTTGGCATCGCCTGTAAACTTGCCTTGCGCATTACTGGTCGCAACTTTTTCAACACCCTCAAGTTTCCATTTCACCATTACACTATTTGCAGCAACAGCCTCACCGAGTTGAAGCTCAAAACTTGGGCTCTCAAGGGTTAAGTTTGAGCGTACAAAAGTTGAAATCGGTGTACACCACAACACCAGGATATTACTCCCCACATCCGCGAGTTCACCCGTAGTCAGTAACCATGATCCTGTTTCATAATTAATTGAGCCAGATCCAATAGACGTTGCACCTGCCTTAAGCTGTCCAGATCCATCATCTTTAAGTTCATAGAACTTACCTTTCACCATGAAAGATACAGAAACGCTACCCGGTGCAGGCGGGGGAACTAATACACCCGTCCAGTTTGAACCCAGATTGGCTTGAGTGACCTTGATAGACTGGCTCTGTGTATTTTGAGTTGGTGCGGAAGCAGGTTTAAAAGATACATTTAAATTCAATGATCCTGTACCTGCTGCACTGGTCCATTGAATTAAGCCTTTTTGATAATCAATTGTCCCGACTTGTGTACCTGAGGTTGTTTTGAGTAAGCCAGCTATATCACTTACTTGAAGATTAAATAAAGTGAAGCTTACACTTGATGGCATGATGCTTGAGCCCAAATAAAGATTTTGAGCTTCAGCAACATAGGTTGGATAACTCGCTGTAACTACCCCATCATTACCAGAAACCAATGCAACTTTTTCACCTGCAGCATTTACATCAATTATTGCCGTTTCGCTTTGAGCACTTGGGATAATCTGAGTGAAAACATCTTGAACATTGACTGTAAACTCACCCACTTGAATTTTTTCAGTGGCTTTGGTCGAAGAATAGTATTTACCAGTGTCCGCAACCAGTGTTTCACGGATAATCGTTGTTGACTTTTCACCAGCGTACCAACTTTTTGCAGACAAGCCTACAAAGTCAGTTTCAAGCGGATCACTAATACTATAAGTCGCAATCTTATATTCGATTTCTTTTAACTCGATGACAATCTTTGAAATACGAGTTTCAACTTTTAAAATACGAACATATTGCTCATGACTATTTACTTTGCCCTCATTTGAAACCAATACAATCGCATCACCGACATTACTTTCAGTTTCAGTGGTAAACATACAGACTTGAATCTGTTTCATGCCCTGCCAAAGCGTATCAAGTGGTGTACCTGCGATTTGCCCACCTTTAGCTAGATATGACTCAACTCTGTTTTGCGCTGATTTTCGCTCATCCGTATAACTTCCTGTGCTGAATAGCAAAGCAGATACTGCAGGATCCTTGGGTGTTTCAGAAATAAAAACTGTAGAGCCCATTAATAGATCCGTATCATTTGTCGATACAGCAGGAAAAACTTTGCGCATCGATACGTCACCCAGGGTACGGTCCAATTCTGAGACATCATTGAAGAGGTTATTACTCTGACCATCTATAATGACTTGGCCAGAGTATTTACCGCCCCCGTTATCTGTATCGGTTAAACGTTCCGACTTATAAATTACAATGTCTTTGGGTTCAATCATCGTTTAGCTCCAAAAATCGCATTGTGACGTTGTAATAATCATCTTCAGATACTGCAGGAATCCCCTTTACTGGCTTGGCTTCAATTGCCCCTGCTTCATGATTGAATATAACTTTGAATTTTCGCTTATCATGTTGATAATCAAACTCAAGATATAAATGCTCTTGAAGTGCTGACCAGTCCATAATCTTGCTAAGTTCACGGCGTTTCACCCAACCCATACTTGCCTCTGAAGGGATTAAAGTTATCAGACGACCCGCCTTTTTCTTACCCTCTTGAACAATCAAAGCGCCATCAATAGCTCTATCTTGTTTTTGCTCAATAGGATTCCAATCAAATTCGTCAGACCATAAAAAACCGTTCTCTAAAAGAACGGTTTGATTTGTCGCTTTTCGTATTAATTTCATGTATTAGCTACTCTTATTAATGGTTTCAAGTTGCTTCAAAAGATCATTAAACATTGCTTCTTGACTTGCATCACCAGATAAGCTCAATGATTTACCATTAAAGTTGATGTTGTATTGAACGGTTTTACCTGAAGCATTCGCACCACTACTATCCATCAATGCTTTCGTAGCATCATTGTTTGAGTACACCTTAGGAGCTAAAGATTGAATTGAGGATTGAGCATTACCATCACTATATTTTTGAAGTGTCTGTTCGATATATCTTGAACCGTCATAGCCTGCTAATCCTTTTTTTCTTAGCTCTTGATACAACATGCTTGAGATATCTGTTAGTCCACCAAGGCTTCGATTCTTTTGCAAACCGTCTTGATCTTTTGCGAGTGCGGTACCAAAAATATTTTGAGCTATTGACTCAGCTTGAGCATCGTCATAACCCATTTTTTTAAGCTCATCCCGGACATAACTCTTCGTATAGGATGTACTTGAAACAGCATTGGATTTTTTGGATTTTTCTTCTTTCGTTTTGGCTTCTGCCTCAGATTTTGCACTTAAAGCCTCATTCCATGCATCAATTGAATTTTGAGCCTCTTCTCTTGCAACCGCACCCATTTCACGATAGGCACTTGTTACACCGCTTGAAACAGTTGAAGCATGAGACGAAGCAGCTTTATTCATTTCATCATAAGACTGTACAACTGCCTTTCCTGTATCATCAATTTGAACAGATAAACCAAGTGATGCAGCTTTTGCTTGAGTATTAGCAATTACAGCTTGATCACCGGAAGCAATCGCTGCTTGAATAGTTCTTTCATAAGCTTGTCTTAAACTTTCAGCCGTGGCTTGGCCACTACTTTGAATGGTATTAAAATCTGCCAAAGCTGATTGGGCTGCAAGCTTTAACTGCTCTTTAGTTTTAATCCCCAGACGTTCAAATGCTTGCTCAACAGGATTAAGATCACCTGGTAATTTCTGAACAACTTGTCGGATGGCTTGCATTCCCATTGCGACCTGTTCAGTAGATAGCTTTCCTTGTACACCAAATTCTTGAAGTTTTGATTTTGCATAATCAATTTCAGTTTGTGACTTTGCTGTTTCTAACCATTTTACCCACGCTTGATATGTGACTTCGCCAGCTTGCTTGCCCTGAACACCCAAAGCTGTGAGATTTTTTGAGAAGTTAACAACATTTACTTCCCCAGCTTTAAACTTTTCTGAAATTCTACTCAATAGAATATCTAAATCTAGATCTAGAGCAGTAGCTGCTTTCCTTGCAACATCAGCGGAAGATTTCAAACCTGATGCAACCTCGGCTGATCGCGATTTTCGAGCTATATTTAATTCTTCTTCCTTTGTGTTTATAGCTGCCAATGCATCTTGCGCAGATTTTAAAGCATTTAAATCCCCAGTTTTTCTAGCTTCTTCAAATTGCTTTGTTAAGCTAATTCTTTCGGCAGCACTACTCTTAACAAAAGTTTGATAATCCTCCTCTGCTTTAATTGATTGTTTCTTGGCTAACTCGATAGCTTTTACATTATCTTCAGTTGCCTTTTTTGCCTCGAGCATTGATGTAACTACAACCTTACCTGATGCCTCTAAAGTCACCATGTAACCTTTACTAATTAAATCAGCTTGCAATACACCATCCATTACACCTTTGTTAGCTTGAATGGCTGCTTCAGCATATTGTTGAACAGCTTTTAGTTTTTCATCCTCACTTGCTTTTTTACCTGTCGTTTCAGTTAATTGGTCAGCTAGAATTTGATCAAGTTTCACTTTTGAAGAAGCAACAGCTTCAGCATCTTTTTGTTTTTGAGTTTTAGAAATTGACTCAAGAGCTTCAATTCCTTTGGATTTAAATTCTAGTGCTCCTTCTGAAGCTTTTTGATAATAGCCTTGGGCTTTTTGAGATAATTCTTCATATTCTTTTAAAGCTGCATTTTTGTATTCACCAAAAAGAAGTTTAGATTTCCAATAGGTAAATGCAGCAGCCACATCATATACAGCACCAGCCAATAAACTAATACCAATTTTTAGCCCACTAAATCCATCACTAATAAAGCCAATTACGACATTTAATGCTTGAAATAGTTTTGTAAGACCGTTGGTTTTATCAGTTAAACCATCAACACCACTTTCGAAATCAAACACACTTGAAAGTGCCGTATTAAGTAAATCAAAGGTGACTTCAAAAGTGCTGCCTAAAACACTTCCTATGTTTTTTAATGCTTCATAAGCTGAAAGCAATGCAGTTTTTAGTGCCTCAATTGTTGCAGGGTCAATTTTCTTAAGTTGATCACCAACCCAAACAAATCCCTCCCCAATGTCATAAAGCACAACATCTAGATCTTGAATATTATCAGCAAGTATTACAAGCCACTGGGCCACGGTAGATGAAGCACCATTTGCCTGATCCATTTGACCAATTAGAATCTCCCAACTTGTAGATATTCGTTGTAAAGCATTACTAATCGTTGTTGGGAATTTATCATATGTTGCTTGCACTGATACGGATTGACTTTGAAGCGCCTTTACTATACGTTCAGAAGAAAGCTCGCCAGCTTCAGCCATCTTGCGAAGCTCACCTGTAGTTACACCTAAGCCTCTAGCTAAAGCTTCAGCTAATCCATAACCACCTTCCATGATGCTGTTAAATTCTTCACCTCGAAGAACACCACCTTGCATTGCTTGAATAAATTGAGTGACTGCACCATCTGCAGCCTCTGCTGTGCCACCACCAATCTTAATCGCCTGGGTAACCGTCTTTGTTAGTTCTAACGCTTGTTGTTGCGTCATCCCCATATCTTTACCCACAGTGTTTAAACGAGTGAATAAATCAGCTGTTGTGGTCAGATTTGAATTGGTAGCTAAAGCAACTTGATGGACACCAGCCATTGCTTGGTTAAAGTTACCACTATCTTTAGTGGCAATATTTATACGTGCTGATAAGCTTGTATATGAATCGGCAGCCTGAGCTATTCCTTGTACACTTAGGCCAACTCCCACAGCAGCCATTGCAGCAACTAATGCATTTACAGCGAACTTAGCACCATTCATTCCCTGCTGTAAGCCAGTAGTATTGGCTAACAGGTTTAAGCGAAAATCCATTGATCCTAAAGCCATATATTCCTCAACTTTTTAGCAGGCAATAAAAAACCACCCGAAGGTGGTCTCATTTATGAATATCTTGAATATTTTGTTATTTATATGAGCGTAAACATATCAAGTGATATTCGTTTTCAAATTCAGTTTCAGCTCTTT